GTCCCTCGAGCAAGAGCTATTCAGGCGTGTGCTGCAAAGCCTTTCTCAATTCAACCCCGACGTCGGGCATCGCAACAAGTACGTCACCGCCGTTGTCGAACGGCATGTGGCCAATGTTCTGCGCGACAAGAAGGCCGGGAAACGAGACTATCGTCGAATCACGTCTTTGAACGTGACGATCGAACTCGCCGAAGAGGGGCCAATAGAGTTGCTCCAGACAATTGGGGATCGCGAGCTCGATGCGAGACTTTGCCGTCAGAGGCGAAGCGAAACGGAACAGAGCGATCTCGCGATGGACATGGCCGCCATCATCAAGACGCTGCCTCCCCTTTGGCAAAAGCTGCTGGAGCTACGCACCAGCATGACGATTGTCGAAATCGCTCGGGAAATGAACATCCCCCGCACCACGCTGAACGAATGGATGAAGCGAATCCGTGTCCGCTTTGAGGAAGCAGGGCTGCGCGATTATTTGGATTTCTGATCGTCAGATCGCCTCCGAACCGGGTAGGTCAGCAGATAGAGACCTAACCAAACCTTGAGAGGAGACCTGATGAACAAGGACCTGTATCGCTACCGCTTCACTGCGGAAGTGCCCATTGAAGAGGTCGAAGCCTCGTTCTTACTGGCTGTTCTGGCAACAGAAAGTTTGCATGGAGAGGCACAGACGCGACTTGATGCGGCTCATTACCTCGATCCGAACATGCGTGCCCTCGTTATCGACGCGGGCACGCATGTCGGACGAGATCTCAACCGACTCTTCACGGGGTTCATTGCGAGGGAGTTCGGACCTGACGCGTTCAAAGTCGAACGCGTCTCCAAGCAACAAGAGTGCAAGGGGGTGGCCGCGTGAGCATGCTCTCCAAACTACAGCGTGGTCGCACTGCGAAACCACCTCGGATTCTTTGCTACGGCATCGAGGGCGTTGGCAAGTCGACGTTCGCGTCGCAAGCACCCAAACCCATCTTCATTCAATGCGAAGACGGCTTGGATGAGATCGATGTCGACAAGTTTCCGCTGGCGATCAAGTACGAAGAAGTGCTCGCGGCTTTGACGGATCTGCAGCGCGAATCGCATGACTACGAGACAGTGGTGATCGACTCGCTCGATTGGCTTGAACGATTGGTGTTCGACCGCTTGTGCGCTGAGCACAACGCAACATCGATCGAACAGGTCGCGGGCGGCTACAGCAAAGGCTATACGCTCGCGCTGACCTACTGGCGAGAGATCATCGAGCATCTCAACACGCTGCGAAACCAGCGCGGAATGGTCGTGCTGATGATCGCTCACAGCAAAGTCGAACGATTTGAGGACCCCGAGTCATCACCGTATGACCGCTACAGCCCCAGGCTCCACAAGCACGCTGCAGCGCTGATGAGCGAATGGTCCGATGCCGTCTTGTTTGCTACCCGAAAGATGCGGACACAGTCCGAAGATGCCGGCTTCAATCGGAAGCGAACCATTGCTCACGCCATCGGCAAAGGTGGTGGCGAGCGAATCCTCCGGTGCGTTGGCGGCCCCTCGTGTGTCGCCAAGAACCGTTACGGAATCGTCGAAGAGTTGCCGCTCTCCTGGGCGGCGTTTGTTCAAGCAATTTCCCAATCCCAAGGAACCCATAGTAATGGCTGATCTGAATGGTTTTGATGCCAACCAAGTCGAACCCACTGGAGACTTCGATCCGATTCCTGCAGGTAAATATCTGGCGGTCATCACCGACAGCGAGATGAAATCCAACAAGGCGGGAACAGGGAGCTTGCTCCAGCTGACGTTTCAAATCATCGAGGGTGAGTACCAGAATCGACTGATTTGGACACGTCTGAACCTCGATAACCCGAATGCGGTTGCAGTTCAAATCGCACGTGCGGACTTGTCCGCCATCTGTCGGGCTGTTGGAGTGCCCTCACCGAAGGACTCGGTCGAGTTGCACAATTTGCCGCTGGTCATCAATGTCCGCTGCAAAAAGCGGAATGACACCGGCGACATCGTCAACGAGATCAAGGGGTACGCGAAGCGCGAGCAGCCGACTCCGGTTGCGTCGCCATCTCAAGCGGCTCCGGTCAACAACAGCTCTCCTCCGTGGAAGCGATCGTAATGGTCGAGTTTCACCTTCCCTATCCGCCAAGTGTGAACCACTATTGGCGACGCGTTGGAGCACGAACGCTCATTTCGCGCGGGGGCCGAGCATTCCGCACTGCGGTTTGCTCGCTCCTCGCCTCGCGGGGGATTCGGCCCTTGAGCGGTCCTCTGATCGTTGACGTCGTCGTTCATCCACCAGATCGCCGGCGTCGTGACATCGACAACGTACAGAAAGCACTACTCGATGCGCTGCAGCACGGCGGTGCCTACAGCGATGACAGTCAGATTGTCCGACTCTCGATCGAGAAGGGACAGCCTGTCGAAGGCGGCAAGACCATTGTTCAAATCCGAAAGTTGTCCGAATAGATGATCACACTCCGGCCGTATCAGAAAGATGTGAAAACAGCGGTGTACGACCACCTTCGCTCCCGCGATGACAATCCATGTGCGGTTGTTCCGACAGCGGGAGGCAAGACCCCGATCATGGCCAGCATCTGCAAAGATGCCGTTGGCCTATGGGGTGGGCGTGTTCTCATCCTGGCGCACGTCAAGGAGTTGCTCGAGCAAACCGCCGACAAGCTAAAAGTCGTCTGTCCGGAGGTGGGCTTTGGCATTTACTCAGCAGGTCTCAAGCGACGGGATACTCAGAACCCGGTGATCGTGGCGAGCATCCAGTCGGTCTACAAACGGGCCTGCGAACTAGACGCCTTCAACCTGATCATGGTGGACGAAGCCCACCTGATTCCACTGGAAGGCGATGGAATGTATCGGCAGTTTTTGGCCGATGCCAAGGTCATCAATCCCGAGCTGCGGATCATTGGATTCACAGCCACCCCTTACCGGCTCAAGACTGGACCGATCTGTACGCCCGACGGGTTTCTCAACCATATCTGTTACGAGGTCGGGGTCCGTGAGCTGATCCGCGACGGCTTTCTCTGTCCGCTGATCAGCAAGGCCGGCCGCGCGAAGGCTGACACCGCGTCGCTCCATGTTCGCGGAGGTGAATTCATCTCGGATGAGGTGGAATCGCTGATGGACCAAGAATCATTGGTCAGTTCAGCCGCCTCCGAGATCATGGAGTACACAGCGGACCGAAAAGCGTGTCTGATCTTCGCATCAGGTGTTCAGCATGGCCAGCATATCGTGGAGGTCTTGCGCGACGAACATGGCGTCGAATGCGGGTTTGTCAGTGGCGAGACTCCGATCCCGGAACGGGACGCCACCTTGGCCCGGTTCAAAGCGGGCGAGCTGAAATACCTTTGCAATGTCAACGTTCTGACCACCGGATTCGATGCACCCCATATCGATTGCGTGGCCCTCGTTCGACCAACGATGTCGCCGGGGCTGTACTACCAGATGGTCGGTCGCGGCTTCCGCCTTCATCCCAGTAAAGAAAACTGCTTGGTTCTCGACTTCGGTGGCAACGTGCTGCGGCATGGTCCGGTGGATGACATCAAGGTCACTACGGTCGACCGGGGCGATGGCAAGGCTCCGGCTAAGGAATGTCCACGCTGCCAGGCGGTGATTGCAGCGGGCTTTGCCACCTGCCCACAGTGCGGATTCGTGTTCCCGACCCCCGAGCGCCAGCAGCACGATCCGAAAGCGAGCGAAGCTGGCGTTCTCTCCGGCCAGGTCACAACGACCAGATTTCAAGTCGAGGACGTTTACTTCGGCGTCCATACCAAACGTGGTGCCAGCGAGGATGCCCCCCGCACGCTTCGCGTCGACTACCGCGTCGGCTGGCACGAATACAAATCCGAGTGGATCTGCTTTGAGCACGACGGCTATGCCCGCCAAAAGGCAATCGCGTGGTGGCGCAAACGTTCCCCCGATCCCGTCCCCGATAGCGTCGAACGAGCCATCGAAATCATCGAGGGAGGTGGGCTCGCACCGACGCTCGCCATCAAGGTGCGCACCGTGGCGGGTGATCCCTACGAACGGATCATTGACTACGAACTCGGACAAATGCCGGAGGGCATTCCAGTCAGCGAACATCCGGAGTTCGACCCCGACGAAATTCCGTTTTAGCCGATGGGCTGGAATCTGTTCACGGTGAGTAAATGGCGAGCGAAACGACTGTTGTTGATTTGGAAGCGAATGCAGAAGGAGCGTGGCGTTTGAGTGAAACCGCAATTTCTTATCTCCACGCCGGCCTATGCGTCCTGCCAGCCATCGCAGCAGAAAAGCGGCCAGCGGTGGGTGCATGGAAACAATACCAGCAGCGTCTCCCCACCGAGCGACAAGTTCGCACCTGGTTCGCCGAATCTCCAGCCACCTGCATTCTCACCGGAGCGGTTTCAGGTCATCTGGAATTGATTGACTTCGACGGCGAAGCCGAGCTATTCGATCGCTGGCGAGCCATGGTCGTTTCTGAACTGCCGGAGCTTGCAGGTCGGCTGGTCATCGAGCGGTCGCAGTCTGGTGGCAGGCATGTTGTCTATCGCTGCCAAGAGCCGATTCCGGGTAATCAGAAGCTGGCACAGCGAACCATCGCGTTGGAATCCGCCGATCCGGTCGTGATCGCCGGCAAGCGCTACGTGCCTAGGCGAATCGGCGGTCGCTTCGAGGTGACAGTGACTCTGATCGAAACTCGCGGCGAAGGCGGACTATTTCTCTGTGCGCCATCACCTGGCTACCACTTGGAACAAGGCTCATTGGAATCGCTGCCTGTTCTGACAGCAGCGGAGCGCTGGGTCCTGATTGAAGCCGCATGTGCATTGACCGAGACTGTACCACCACCATCGCGTGTGCCCACATCGCTTCCGGGCGAAGGCCGACCCGGCGACGACTTCAATGAACGAGGAGATCTGCGGCAGCTGCTGGAGCGACATGGCTGGCAGCGAGTGCGCGGGGGTGAAAACGAATATTGGCGTCGCCCCGGCAAGGAACAAGGCTGGAGTGCAACGCTACGCAATAACCAGCTGTTCGTGTTCTCGTCCAATGCGGTGCCCTTTGAACCAGGCCGGGCCTATGGACCATTTTCGGTCTACGCGCTGCTGGAACATGGTGGCGATTTCGCTGCAGCGGCAACGGCTCTGAGATTACAGGGGTATGGGCAAACATCGGACGAGTCCGGCGTCGACCTATCACACCTCATTCCGGGACCAGTCAACGCTCCAGCAGCGCAATCCAGTGCTTATCCCGATCCTGGCTCACTACCACCGGAGCTCTTGCGGATTCCTGGATTCGTTTCCGAGGTCATGGACCATTGCTTGGAGACAGCCCCGTATCCCAATCCGGCGCTCGCGTTCTGCGGAGCACTTTCGCTGCAAGCTGTGCTGGCTGGCCGCAAGGTG